CCTCCTTATCTAAGGCGGGAGGTTCCAGGCGGCGGGCGACCTCCTTACCAAAATAATGTTCAATGTCCATTAAGGCCCCGCCTTCGACGTCATCAAAGATCAAATCATAGCCGTCGAAGGCGGGGTTCTGACAAGCCTCCGCGAAACAGGAGAGGGCACGCCATGTCTTCCCGCTGGCGGAGTCCCCGCCCCAGTAATAGTAACCACCAATCAGGAACGCCACCGACGGGTTATCGGCACAGGCTAGGTTCAACAATGTACTCCCGCTGCTCACCCCGTTCTTGGGACACGGGGTGAGCTTTTTACGCCGGGCCAGTAACAATTTACGGGAGTCGATCATTCGTCCTCGTCCTCATCATCTCCGTTGACTTCCGCCTTCACCTTTTTCTTCTTAGCCTTAGGCTCGTCCTCGTCGGAGTCATCCTCGTCCTCATCCACCCTCTTTTTCTTAGCCTTAGGCTCGTCCTCTTCTTCATCATCGTCATCATCCTCCGCGGCCTTCTTCTTGCCCTTGGGTTTGTCTTCTTCATCGAAGTCATCCCAATCCTCGTCTTCATCCTTGGACTTTTTCTTCTTAGCCTTGGGCTCGTCTTCATCGTCGGAGTCGTCATCGTCGGAGTCGTCTTCATCCTCCACCCGCTTTTTCTTGGCCTTAGGCTCATCCTCTTCATCATCGTCATCGTCATCATCATCCGCCTTCGCCTTTTTCTTCTTAGCCTTAGGCTCGTCCTCGTCGGAGTCATCCTCGTCCTCGTCCTTCGCCTTTTTCTTCTTAGCCTTAGGCTCGTCGTCCTCGTCGGAGTCATCCTCTTCGGCGGACTCCAAGAACCGTTCCTTGAGGGTGTCGTATTCCTCCATCTTCAAGAGTTCATCCAAGTTGAACACCTGATCCAGAAACTCCTCGTCGTAATCTTCCTTACGGGTTTTGAAGTCGATGGTCTCCGCTTCCACAAAGGACCGGCCACCAAAAGACTTCTCCGCAAACCCGACCTTGAGAGTGAGCCCACCTTCCAACTTATAGAACAAATCCCATTCATCCTCCTCGTCCGAGTCCCTGATCCGGGCGTCCAGCAACCGGCCAAACAAATGGTAGGAGATGTCGAACAGTTGGATGCCCTTGTCCGGCTCCTTAAGGTTGCGCACGTTGAACAACTGTCGTTCCTTCGGGGAGATGTCCTTAATCAAGGCCTCGTTCTCCGCCGCATCCTCCCGCATTAGGCGCTGCCGGTGTTCGCAGATCGGACAGGGTTTCTTAGCCGTCATCCGCGGGCAGAGGTAGGCATTCTGGTCGGCCCCGATCCTCCCGTGGAGGTGATAAGTCCGCTCATAATGCAACGAGCCGGGTTGAGCGAACGGATTGTGTTTTCCCACCCGGTAGGGGAGAATGTCCAACAGATAGATGCCCACCTTCGGCCGGAAAAAGGAGGCGCCCTGTGGCATCTTTAGATAGGTCGCCGAGAAGCCCATCCCTTGTTCTTTCTTCTTCGCCCGGTCGCGGCCTGAAGTGTACTTCAGGTGCCGCTCCTCCCGCTCTTTCATTTTAGATCGCATATGTCCCTTCTATGTTTGTGGTTTTTGTAGTACTGTTCCTTCGCCCGGAGGTAGCCCGCCGTTCCAAACTTCATCACCATGTAGGCGACAATTGGCAACAAGATCACTCCGAGCAAAATGTAAACGACAATCACTCCTCTGCTTCCTCTCTACGTTGTCCACGGGTCCGAACCCGTTCCTTCATTCTTTGTTCCATGGTTTGACGTCCCTCCGTTGTGGAGGGTTTGACTTCGGAAAAGTAGCCCACGCTGTGCAGGTCAACCAACATCGCCAAGGCCCGTTTCTTATGCTCGAGGGCTCCTACCAAGGCCTGATCCAAGTCCTGCCGGTGTTTGGACTTGATCAATTGAGTCTGGGCCTCCTTGTGTTCCGGTTGGAGCACCAAGATCTCTTTGATCGCCGACTCGGTAACCTTCTCCAACCCATATTTACCAGGCGTCGTGCGGATGTGTTTACAAAGATCAGCCTCGACTACTTCCAAATAGTTCTTTTTATCCTCCACGTCCCGGCGGGAATCAGCAGCCTGATGGGCCGCCAGCAAGTAGTCATGGGGCAGGCGGATACAATCCTTGTCCAGATTGAGCTCGTCGATCTGAACGGTGATCTCCGCCGACTCCCGGCGGCTGGGTTTCTTTTCTTCAGTTCCGTTCTTCATGCTCCAACTCCTATTGATCCGCCGTCCACAGCGCCACACCCATCATCGCCATCCTTCTTGTCCGCCCGCTCAATAGCCCGTTGGTCGGTGTACTTAAAATCCTTGTATCGTTTGGAGAGTTTATCCATGTTACTCTTCAGGGCTTCAAACCGGGTGATGTCGACCAATGGATTGGTGCGGATCTGTTCCAAGTAGAACTCCATGTCACCAAGCTCCTCCCGGAGATTGGCCACGTCCAAGGGTTTGTTGTAGATGACGTGGGCTTTCACGGCATCCAACATCTCGCCGGCCTCGCTGGCGATGCCTAGCATAGCGTGGAGCAGGTCCACCTTCACCGGGTCCAATGCGGCCAGTATCTCGGCCGGGTTCTTAACTAACGTCTTCACCATCTCTCTATGTCGTTGTTCTATTGGATTCATAGCTTTATTGATTCATTATCTCCCAACAAGCAGCGGCGAGTCCCGCTTGTTTTGAGTCATAGAAGTTACCCGAAAAGACATCCAACACCACGAATGCCCTGGCTCCCTTGGCCCCGCCTCCCAACAATACTTTCCGGGCGTAACCCAACACCATGTAGCGGATCTGTTCCGGGTCCTCACCCTCGAGAGTCTTCAAACAGGCCGCTGCCTCACCCCAATTCTTCCCTCCAAACAGTAACACCTGGGCGAGCTTCTTGACGACTACCTTGTCGATCGCCGCCCCTTTGACGGCCCCTAGTTGGTCGTCCTCTGTTTCAAGGCCGCCGACCTGCTCAAGGATTACTAAAGCCTTCCGGGCAGAACCATCGGCGGCCTCCACGATAGCATCCACCACATCCTCGGTGAGCTCGTACTTCTCCTTCTCCGCAACGGACCGGACCAGGGACCCGGTGACCGCCGGCGACAAGGAGACGACCGAGATTTGCGTGCTCCGGGTGATGATCGTCTTTATGAGTTTCTGCGGATCCGTAGTTGCCAACAGGAAGTAAACCTTGGGTGGAGTGTCCTCTAGGATCTTCAACAATCCGTTCTGGGCGTCGTTGGTGAGCTTATGGCATTCGTCGATCAACCACATGCGGCAGGACCCCGCCATGGGCCGGAGGTTGACTGCCCGGCGAATATCCCGCACCGTATCAATCCCGCGGAAGTCGGCGCAATTGATCTCGACGTAGTCGGGATCGCCGCAGTCCAGCTTATCCTTCAGGATCCTTCCAATGGTCGTCTTTCCACACCCGCTCGGTCCGCTTAACAAGATGACTTGCGGGACCCGCTCCTGTTCAATGAGCATCTTCAAGCTAGATACCGCCCCGTCCTGGCCTAGCAAATCCGATAGCCGGCGTGGCCTGTACTTCTTGTATAGACTTTTTTCTGTTTCCATTTTCATTCCATTATCTTTAGGAACTTAGAGGCGGACACCCCCTCCCCTTCGTGTTCAAACATACCGTCACCCTTGTACTTCACCTCCCGCTTGGCGAACCAGCTCTTACCCGGAGGTGAGATTTCACATTCAATCTCCAAAGGAATAATGAGCCACTTGTAATGGGCCCGCAACCTCTTTACAACGGACGACACGATCTCCAAGTAGTCGGCGAGCTCCTTCTCCCGGACGTCGGCGATCATACTGTCGTGGATCTGCCCGACCACCCGGCTACTCAGATTGTTCTCCCGCAGCTTCCTATTGACTTGGATCAGGGACCAGAGGAGACAATGGAACGCACTGCCCTGAACCGGGAGGTTGATGACCTGATTACGACTGAACATCCCGTAGATACGGAAGCCAGACAGGAGATCAAAGTATCCGTTCTGCTGGTAAGACTCGAACCATTGTTTCCTCCAGTGGCCATATTGTTGGAAACGCCGATCCCAAAAGTCTTGCTCCACCCTCTTGAGGTGATGCTCGAACGTTCCCGGAACAGGAGGCAGCTCCGGGTCACAGGCGCCCAACTCCTCTATCCCGTGTCGCGCTAGGTGGTCCCGGAGCGAGTCGCCCTTGGGACCCTTCAGCTTCCCCTGCCGGATCCAATCCCAAAGATTACGGGCGCAAGACACATAGAAGTCTCCGTAGAATTGGGGGAAGACAAATTTGTTCTTGGCCCCGTAGCGAATGTCCTTGTCCACCTGCTCGGGTTTGAGCTTGTAGATCTGGGCAGCCATATCCTTATGCATGTCCTTGCCCGGTGTCGTAATGTAAGAGATGAAGTTCCGATCCTTATGGTAACAGGCACTCACGCCCACCTCTATCCCTTTGAAATCATTCTCCACCAATATGCATCCCGGAGAGGCGATGAACAAGGACCGGATAACCTTGGAGATCTCTTTATCCCTCACCGGGAAGTTCTGGAAGTTTGGACTGTCCGACGAGGAACGGTAAGACCGGGCAATGTGCAAATTG